TGTAATGTCATCGAATAATAATTATACACAAGATCACTATCATAGAAAACAATGATCGCTGGTACCAGTGCAAACTCTTTGTATTGTCGCCAAGTATTTTCCCAATCAAATTCGAACATTAGAACTCCCCCAAAGCAGATTGGAATCTTGCCTCTTCGGGCTTAGACTCGTATGTTCCAAAAAACACATGGTCAATCCTACCCCCATCCATCACATATGCGGAGGGCAAACCTTCCAGATTTCGTTGAATTTCTACAAGCAATTTTTTGGATGGGTGCATCAGTTCTTGATCTTTAGCGAAACCAATAGCCATATTTTTAACTGCGTTGTAGATATCCAATAGATCACCATGAAAAGATTTGACGCGATCTATAGACACATCATCTTGACAAGATGCCATATGCATAATTGTTATTGTATCGGTTGTCACGGTTTAACTCCTATTATTAATTAAAAAATGGGGCTTCAATTCACAGTAATTCATAACAGTATTCGATATCCACCCCAACCACAAAACTTAGTATGACACAATGTTTTGTGAATGTCAAGTTTTCTTCTTAGTTTTTTTTGGTATATCGGTTCGAACCAAAACGCCAGCATATAGGCCATATATAAATTTATTGGTCACTAATTCTAACCCATTAAATTCGACGATCTTTTCTTTGCCGTCCTTCTCGATTTTCTCTTTCAGTTGGCTAAGACTCGACCAAGTTCTGTTTGTATAATCTGTCATTTTGTACTCCCGCAAATTGGTGAGAAGTTTTTGATTTAGCATACAGAATAGTATGTGTAACGGCCGGATGCCCTCGATGAGCAAACACCTCCCCAGAACTCTCAAAACTGGTCATGCCTTACGGCTTCTATTTAAAGTCTTCGTATCTTAGTATAGGCATGTTGATTGCAATTTTGATCTTGCTAACAACAAATTCCAACCCGTTAAGTGTTTCCTCTTCCATAGAGATTGGATTTTCTGTGCACAACATAGCTTTACCAGACTCATCGTAATATACTTCATAAACACCATATCCCAATGAATCTTCGCTCTCCTTTTTAACAATCCTGTAGTTCCAACTCATTTTGAATGCGGAGGTTTTTTGACCTCAGTAAACCATTCATGTTTTCGGCTAACCGGATTGTATTTTTTCATTCGCATCTTTTCCAACTTCTTCTTTTTTGAGATAGTATAGTGGTAATCGTGCGACTCCCGAGTTTGCCCCTCGGGAATTAAATACACAACATCGTTATCTTTTCTACCCATTACGCAGCCTCCGCCATTTCAATTGCTAAGTTAGTTGCTTTGACTTTACGCGTCTGGTTCACACCAAACCAAGCAGAAGTCATTCGCGTGTCAGCAGATCTTCCTACAACGTGATCGGTCGTATAAGTCACCGCGTTCAAAGCATTCCACCAAGTACCCATCGCCAGTTCTGCACCGGGCTGTGTTTCCAATACATCAAACGCACCTTTAGCAGTAGTGGACAACTCAGAGTATTCCGTAACAATACGCTTGGCAGTGTTCGCAGCAGGAAATACTTCGTTAAAGAATGTGATCAAATCACTAGCCGAGGTTTGCTTGCTCGCCATGAACTTTGCAGCGTCACGGTACATCTCAAACTTTTCGTGGGCAAGCCCCATCTGCTGCTTGACCATCTCAGGATTAAAAGCACGACGATGATTCAATTTCATTTCGTTGTTGCTTTTCTGCCCAAGACTCATCGTGAGTGTATTGTTACACACTACTCGAATAGGAGTCATACGAACATTGACAGACTTGCCATACTGGTGAGGGTTAGAGAACAACATATAGTTGTCAACTTGATCGCCACCCAACACATCAAAAGACTCATTGATCTTCGCAAGAACCCACACGATCTCACCGTTTTTCAGAGAACCGGCCGTGTGCATTTCCATGTCACCCGCAGCACAGAACTCAGCAAAGAAATCGAATGCTTCGGTATTCTGTACAGGTTCCCAACCATCACCAACACTCGGTGAGAGAACTCGGTTATCGGTATCTCGCAACAAGGCGTTGGTGCCTGTCTCAATCATATCACCGTCGTAAGTGACAAACGATGGTCGTTTCGTCACACCCCAATCTAATCCTGCGGCTTTCTGCATTTGCCGAGGTGTCAGATCTATTCCGACTTTAGTGCCGAGGCCGTGCCAAGGGACTTGACCCGCGTATGCCATTTGTGCTTTACCGTCAATAACTTCTACTTCGTGACTCATAATGTATTCCTTAAGTTTTTTTGATAACAGATGTTATCTTAACACATAAAAGATGCTTTGTCAACACTTTTTACAAAGAATCTACAAATTCTTTATGTTTTTCCATAATGGGAATAATACTGTGGATATCCATTGCGAGAAATAACAACTGCATCTCGTGTCTCCATGATGACCACAACTCAGGGTCGTGCTCTTTGATGCTGCCCGCGTTGTGCATTACATCATAGAACTTGACGATTTTAACCTCTTCAGGAGCCGCTGAGAGCCTCCAGCGGTCATGTTCCTTACGGATTGACCTAGTGCCAACGAACTCTGGGGGCTTGGTTAGATACCAGACATATTCTGCGACTTCCGCACCAAAGTACTCTAAAACCTCCTCAAAAGAGGCGTCAGTGTCTTCTACGGTGTCGTGTAGGGTTGCCGCAACGACTGCCGTCTCCGACAACCCATGCTCCCCGACCATCTCAGAAACGATCAGCGGGTGCTCAATATAGGGTTCGCCCGTATACTTGCGATACTGCCCTTTGTGCTTCATTCCTGCCCATATTCGGGCATACTCTATTCGACTTTCCAACTTAGTTCTCCCTGATTGAAATGTTATTATAACACCATTTTGGGGGTAATGTCAAGTCTTTATAGTCTTTTTTGCTTAAAGAAGGAAATGAACTCTGGCCACCGAAACAATCCCCCACGAATGTGGCAAAAGAATAGCCCATTGTAAGGTGCCTCCAGTTCGGAGCCTTTACCCAAATTAAGTTCTGTCTGTGTCATTTATAACTCCTTAACTATTCATTACTCGAATGTAACATAAATTTGTTTCTTGCGACCAGTTAATTACTTTGTGAAACGTACCCGCAGGAACAGAAATTATTGTTCCTGCCAACACCGTGTGCGATTCTTCAACCTCGCCTTGCCCCTCGTCGGCATACCGTAACCACACCCCACCCTCACCGGACTGAAAGATAAAGATCTCATCATAAGCATCGTGCCTGTGCCCGTTGGTGGATGCGTCTGGATATAACACACTACTACTTAGTTGCAGCTTATCCAAAGTATAATCATCACGGACTTCGTAACGTTCACTCTGTTTAGATATCTGCCCAAGGGTTTCTAGTGTACTAAGCATCTGGGGCTCCTTTGTACCAGCGAATCACAGTTTCTACCCGAAATGATCGCCACGCTTCTTTGTCCAAACACCACACAACCAAGTGGTCGTTGGTTTCCTTTTGTTCTAAAATCTCGGGGACATTGTGGTGGGACAGTTCGACATTTAATGTACAGGGCATAACTCTCAGTTCGCCAGTGCCCACCTTGGTAAATTCAACTGTAACAACACCAGATTTTGCTGCATCAATAAATCCTTTGATCGTTTCATTCATAATATATACTCTTTGCATTTTATTGCGGGTTAATTTACGTTTATTATACACTTTTCTGCGGGTAATGTCAAGTTAGGTCACCTTCCTTAACAAAAATACCATCAACCATTTTACCCTTACGGTCTTTGATGTCCGTCCAAGCTTGTTCTAGACAATCCATCATAGAGTAATTGTTACGTTCCATAATGTTGATCAACACAACCATGATATCACCAATGTCATCCTTCATGTCCTTGCCCTTACACATATTGTCGGACAATTCACCACACTCCTGAATGAGTTTACAGAACTGATCTTTGTCGGTGCTACCCTCGATCAGATTACGGTCACGGTGCCAAGTTCTAATGCGAGACACCATTACATCGCTGGTGCCTCGCGCCTCTCCATTCCAAGTGTCGTTCATGCGGCCGCCTTGGATCTTGAACCACAGTAACCCAAAAGGTTTTCTGGTGTAGAGATCTCGTATGGATCAGTGTCAATATGTAGGTTGTCGGTCATTCCTGCTTCTGGGAAAAATGCTTCCACAACACCATTGTCAACAACCATCGCATAACGCCAAGAGCGCAAACCAAATCCTACATTATCTTTCGACACCAGCATCCCAATTTCTCGGGTAAACGTTCCCGAACCGTCAGGAATAACTTTTATGTGCTGTAAGTCTTGACTCTTTGCCCAAGCGTTCATTACAAACGCATCATTGACCGAGATGCAATAGATATCATCAATACCCAATCCATTAAACTCCGGAAAGAGTTTCTCGAATGTTGGTAGTTGATAGTTAGAACACGTTGGCGTGAATGCGCCTGGCAACCCAAACAAGATAACCCGTTTACCATCAAAATAATCACCACTCGATTTTAGATCCCACCGGTATGGATTTGCACTTTCGATAGTTTCGTCTCGCACCCGAGTGTTAAATAAAACGGATGGTAGTGCCTCGCCTTTTCTAATCATAATATAATCTCCTAACTCATTACAATGTCATATAACTCTGAAATATCTGCGAAATCACCAATGACTTCAGCAATATTTTGCTTGTGGTAAATCTTTGCCATTTTGCTCAAAACTTTCTTTGGAATATCAACTTCCTCCGACAGATTGAGTAGTGCATCCTTCACAAAATCTCGTTCAGATTCGGTGCGACTAAATGAGTTGGAAAGTTCTTCCATACACTTTTTAATCTTAGCCCGATCTTCCAAACTTGATGGGATAATAATACCCGACATAATATAACTCCTATTGTTTACCAGTATAGTTCAACTAACTCATCTTCCATTCCGTATGCTTCGATTTCCCAAGGCATATCGGAATGGTTGATATTGTACTCTTCAGCCCAACGGTATTGTTTTGCTGTAAGTTCTCCGCGAATGTATTGCTTTACGTGCACCAGTTCGTGCGCCAAGGTGGCCACAATTTCCTTGATGCTATAAGGATAGTGTTCTTCATCTTCATCATCAACCATATTCCTAGAAAGTTCTACCGAGATAACTTGGGCAGACTTCATATGCCGAGAATCCAACTGGACGATGCCCGCATTACAGCACTGCCCCGCATCGTCGCCTAGGTTGGTTTTCATGTTGGTGATGACTAGCACATTTTTCTTGAGATCTTGCGGAAAGAAGTGATTGATGACATCATCAATAAATTTCTCAACCCGAAGTTTTTGTGGAAATCTTCCGTCAATCGCGCACACAATCATTGTAAATCCTCAGTTGGTATATGCATATATTACCAGAATTTTGGGTAGATGTCAAGCACTTACTATAAAATATGCAATGCCCAGTTCTCAGCGACATCTTCGGCCCACTGCATGGACTTTTCCGAACAATCTACGGTGCGAATATGGATTTCACTTTGATACAATTCAACAACAAATCCAGTGCCCGTCAGATTAACATAAGCGGTTCTTTCGCCGTCGTGAGAATGATGCCGACTGATTGTTTTGGGTTTGGATTTAAATATTTTGTCCCAATTGTTGTCAAACTCCTCTTGGGATACTCCGAAGGGTCTACTTTTACTTCCTTTACCATTCATACTATAATTCCTAAGATGAGTGCCTCATTGCGAGGCACTCGTTAGATGGGATCACCCCCTATTGACTTGTTCTATAGAAGCATCTAAGAATGATTGTTTTTTCATCATCTTGTACGACGCTTCCGATTTTCCTTTTTTATTTAACTTGTAAACATAATGTCCAAGTTTCCTAGAATATTTCTTTAACGTTTCTAGTTGGTTATCTACCATAGGCAAGTCTCCTTATTGATTTAAATTTGTCATAATCAATTTGGATTAATTGGGGAACCTCCTTAGTGTTTTGTTAATCCATTCACATTAGTGGGTGGCTGTACAACAACATCGTCGGCCGGATTTGAATTTTGCATTTGCTTTGCATATCTACCTATACCAAAAAACTGCATAAGTATTGCGGTAGCAAACCATTCTTTTATCCCATATGCGATGTTCAAATCGAACACAGTATTCAACGACCATATGGTAATTAATGGGAGCGCAGCAGCAACTAGCAGTGCCCCCAGTATGAAGCCGACAATTTGTGATGATGTCTTGTTATTCATTATAATCCTCTAAATCTTCAAAGTCTTCATTACTAAGATTATTTATATCAATACGTTCGAGTTTTTCACGAATTTTAGACTTAACTTTGCCTTTTTTTTCGTTTAATTTCCGATTCTTTTTTGGAATCTCGTCATCGTATTTGTCATAAAATTCACGAAATCCTCTATAAGAATTTCTGTCTTTACCGTTATCCATGCGACTTTCCCAGTTCTTCACCCTCAAAAATGTCCGGAATAGTATTTTCCATCAATTTCCTAGTGAACCCTTTATATTTAAGTTTCTTGTCTTTTACTTGTAAAATTAGATCGGCTTCTTCAGCAGACAAACTCTCAAGCATCTGAATGAAAAGTTGTTCTCGTTTGGCCTGTTTGATCTGGGGAGAGTACTCAGCAAAAAAATACCGAAACTTTCTGATTTCCTTTGATAGTCGCATATACCCAAAGTTTCTCGGTATATTGAGTGGCTCAAATGGAGGATTACCTTTAGGTAAACTAAAGTTCCAACTTTTATTGAAGACCAACTTCAATAAGATTTTTAGGTCAGGAACCAACTCACAAAGATGTGGGATGGCTTCTTTACGTTTGGCTGGAGTTAAATCTGAAATGTGCTGGAAGATTTCTGGGAAAGTCATCCGGCTCACATCAAGAGGTTTATCGTTCATATCAAAATTCCTGTAGGTGTTCCATTAGTTGCTTCATTCTATTTTTCATAAAATAATTAAAAAGTTTTGATCTGTCCCTTTTGGGAGCAGTCTCATATTGGTTAATAATATCGGCCTGTAATGCCTCGGGGATTTTGTCTAAATCAATCAACAAACTATTACGACTATAGTTCCTTAACATATCTGTGTTACAAAATTCTTCGGGATCTTGACCTAACCATGTATTTAGTTTCTTTTTATTTACTGGACTCTGCCTGGACTCCGTAACAAAGACATCATCATTAGAAAGAATGTTAGGGATACCATCACCACGATCACCCCGAATAATGTGTTCGCGCAAATATTGTTTCGCACCAAATTCCGGTTTGAGGAAACGTTTCTGCATAGGGCTATACTGTTCGACATTCACATACTTTTGTAACTGCATAAAATCTTTATCACTAGACAGGATAAGAATTTTTTGTGTGTCGTGGGTACGCAAACCCCTTGATCCATTCTTCATACACAATGTACCGATGATATCGTCAGCCTCAGCCCCCTCACTCTGCAAGACTTTGTATGGAAAGTGTTCCTTAAGTTCGTCTTTGAGTTTGTGCAGTGTCTCGAAGATCAGGGCCCAGTTGTATGGTGACGCAGCACGATCTTTCTTACGGGACGCTTTGTAGTATGGAAACACATCTCGCCTCCAGTAATTCTTATCGTCACTACAGATGACCATCTCGCCATAGTCTTTACCAAACTTCACATTATACCCGCGCAGTGAATTCACCACCATATGACGAACAATGTTTTCATCGACGCTCTTGGCAATGCCAGGCTGCATCATAATGTTTGAAATCATAACTTGGTTCAAATCTACAAGTATCATTATATATCACTCTATTTAAGAATTTTCAGAACTATTGTATCACAATTAAACCGACCTGTCAAGACCTGTTCTTTAGTTTTTAAGTCGGGTAGGATCTTCTTGAGTTTGATCTTGCCGGCATCCATAAGTTGTGCAATGACAACCTCTGGTTTTCTCAATCGTTTCCCAGTAGACATTTTGTCGTCAAAGTTTTTTATGGTTGTTCCCTTGAAGGTTAATCCTTTGGCATTGTCCGTATTGTATACACTGAGAAGTTTCGTCTTCACATTGTATGTCCATACCTGAGATGATCCGACAACATTTTCTATCGGCAAACTTTTCAGTTTAAGTTCATCGCATTCTTCTAGGTACTTGACCTTAGATACAATCTGAGTTACAGGCTTATCTTTAATCTTACGCTTGCGTTTGACCGGTATACTTTCGATAGCAATCTTATTAGACGCAGATACAATCATACCATAAAACTCATTCAGTTTCTTGAGATGAGGTCTTTTGATATGAGAATAGGCTTCTACCAATTGCTCATCATCACCCACAACCGCATCAGAAATTTCTTTGGAAGAAACCACAAACATTTCGCAAATCTTTGTCAGTACAACAGCACTTAGACTTTTGCTCCGGAAATACTTTTCGAAATCATATTTTTGCTTGAAGTCTGATGACACAAAATCGTCAATGATACCTTCGATCTCACCCGCCTCATCTCTAGCCTTATCTCGAATTCTGTCTTGGATAGATACCTTTGGCGCAACCAATTTCACGACAGGGGCGGTGTTAGCCATCTTAATCGAAAGAATCTTGGCATAGTTCTCATCGAAATATTTTTGAGTTGATGTGTCTGGTATCATACCAATGATCATCATACGAGCCAACCACCCAACTTGAAGTATGACCTTAGACTCTGGGATAGACTTAACCTTCCTCAAATCGGCGACCAGTTTCATTTCTTTGCAGTAGTCAATCAAAAACTCTTTTGCTTTCTTTTGATCATAACAGTAATTGTACCAGTTCAAAGCATCAATCAATTTAATTTTGCTGAACTCACCATTCCAGATAGGCTCAGCACCCATACCCAAAACTTCTAGTGTTCTAACTCTCTTAACCATCACATGTTCCTTATGACAAATGTAAAATGACCGTTAGTATACGGTCATTTTAGTTTCAACAGAAACAAAGTCGTTCATGGGGCGTTCTTTCATAGTGACAGTTTGGATACCGCCGTCATATTGAAACGAAACAGTATAACCACCAATTGAGGACCGCGTTCTAGGAATGCTCTCGGTGCGACAGATGTTCTCGCGCTGATAACTTACCTGCGTTTCGTATCCAACAACTGAACTTCGGGTTTTGTTTCTTTGTGTATAACCACCCAAGATTGCGCCAACTACTGCTGCTTGGTTGCGATGACTGCCGTGGGTCACACCACGCGCTAAAGCACCACCGACAAGCGCACCCACAATAGGGGCCATCGAGTCACGAGTTTGCCCGTATACGGGAACCTGTGTCGATACAGGGCGTTCTACAACCTCACAGACGCGGCGAGATTCATTGTAATGAACGGTAGTTTCTATGGGATCTACACTGACGATAGGAGCAAAAACAACCTCGGCAGCCGATTCAACAGCAAACAACGTAGCCCCAATTACAACCAAACCACTGACTAACTTTTTCATATTATCACCTTTTCTTTAATTTACTATAGTATTATGACAGATATCACACGTATTGTCAATACATTTATTGGTGAATTTTGGGAATACATTATATTCCTTATATTCATCATTTATTTATAAAATTCTTACTCGGGGTCGTAAGCACCTTCCATATGTGTGCCAGGCACGCTAAAATATGCTATCACAACGTGCAACGATCTAACTAGCGCCGGGTCAAGCCCACTGTCATCCAAAGCATACTTCAACTCCCCACACAACAATTCATCTAGAATTTCATCTTTTACAATATCACTAAGTTTCATCCAAATTTCCTTTAAGTTACCAAGATGGCCACGAGCACCATTAATAGTGTTGTTGTCAACGAACCAACAATAAACCCAGAAGCAAACCGCTCAAAAAGTTCATCTTTATATGATCGGTCTTTCATAACACGCCTCTTCGTGCTCGCACCACCCAAGCATCAAGAATCATATCTCGGACGATCTCACGATCACGCGAGTCACCCTCGAAGTCTAAATCCTTTCGCCACATAAGACGCTGATACAAACCCATGCGAACATCACTTTCCGAGAAGATCATCTCGTCAGCATAAGGACCAGTCGGACCATAGAAGTCCAGTACATAATCAATAAACCTGTTGATGGTAGCCGCTGGGATTGCGGTGAACTCTTCGAACGTTACCTTTGCCATCTTCATTCTACTTCTCCATAAGCTTCATCACTAAGGTACACTCTAAGGCTGTGTACCACACCCATTTCTTCAAGAGCATTTACATACTCTAACAGATTACCAGCATCACCAGTCTCAAGAAACTCGCCGGTGTTTGTATCTACTAATGTACCCATCATTTACTTCCTTTCTTTATTTTATGTAACCATTATACAGCGAGAATGATGTTTTGTCAACACATTTCTTAGATCGTTTTGATCTAAGCATAGAACTTTTCGTTCTTAGAGGGTCAATTTTGCGATTTCGGACTTGTTTAAGTCTCTAAACTTGCGCCTACTCGGTGACCACTGCTTAGAGGGCGCTGAGAACCACCTAGCGGCCGTATCCCCCACAGGAATGTACCCAATAAGGGTCGTGCCAGAGGTGATGTAGGTGTGATTTGGGGTCGTTGGTGCGACATTCCAGACCGTGATTTCTTGCCTTATTCTCATAGCCATGACAATATTCCTATCAAAATGATGGCCATAACCATAGTAAATATTCCTATGGATTCCACACCTGACATAAATTGCTTCTCATATTGCGTAACATGAGGGCGATACCCGTTACGACTTCTTCTCCTATCCATAATTTTCATCCTCTAAAAATTTCTTTACTGGGGCAAATCCAAGTTTCCAATCATTAAAAAACCCATAAGCTTCTGATCTGGACAAATCAAATTCTTCGCGCAAAACCGAAGGTCCAAAATTCATATTTGTTTTACCTTCTTGTCGCAACTCATCGAGCCGAGCGAACATATCTTCTTTTTCCCAATCGTAAAAATCTCTCATAATATTCCTTAAATGAAATGCGCCAAAAGGATAGTGCCAAGCCCGATTACCGAACACAACACAAAACCCACAAAAGTCTCTAATTCGGACTCGTACACAACCACCTCCTTCTTCTCTGGTTTTTTGTAAATACAACCGACTCCATTACCTATCATTACGCTGCCTCCTTAAAACCTTCGATGTGACTCCAACCCACAGAGTCGCACATGTAAGCGTTGCCGTATGGGGCAACCACAATGTCACCAACACTCATTGAGTGCGTTGGCTTATAACGGGTAATGCAGGTACCAGCATCACCGTAACCGTTACCGATATTGAAAACATCAGCCATTGTCTCGGCACCTTCGATCAAAGCGACCTCGGTGTAGAACTCTTCCATCCACGATTCATAATGTTCTGAACCACCAAGACCGGCGACATCACGCTGGATTTTGATCTCGGGAAACTCTCCGAAATCACCACTCCAACCTACGCTGTTCAAGTGGTCGCGGGCGGCTTCTGACAAACGAAACTGGAAAACTTTATGCATGGTTACGCTACCTCCGAAAAGGCATCGTCGCCTTCAAACATTTTATAGGGGTGT